TCGCTAAGAAACTTCTTTTTAACTGGGTCAACCCCACCGTGATCTTTTGCGCGCTTTTCGCTTAATTCCGCACTCTTGTTGAGAAGATCGCCATATGTACCCTTCTTATTCTTGGTAGCGTCCAAGAACGAATTGTTGCTATATGGGTCAATTTGAGCATCCACTGAGGCATTGGGCACCTGATATACCCTCTTCCAAGCAAGCCCTTCCTGGTCGGTATATGAGTGTTCCTCGTTCATCCCTTGAAACACATCAATCGTCTCACCAGTCTTTGGGTTCTCGTAGGTATACAGTGGCATATTTTATTATGAATAAAAAAGCCGCTTTTTCAAGCGGCTAGATTTTAGGTAATTTTAATTGTTTTCAGTTGAGGAGGCTTCTTGTTTGGAATTCTAAATAGAAGCTGTCCGTGTTCCATAGTTGCCGTCGCATTGTGCATATCAAGCTTCTCGGAAACATCAAAAACTTGGCTAAACACGCTAGCCTTATTCTTTTGAGCTTCGATTTTAACCGTATAGTCAACGTCACTATACGAGATGGTCACGTTGTCTTTGTGGACTCCTGGTAGATCAACGGTGATTGTGGCGCCGTTTTCATCTACGTTAGAGACATAGTTATAAGTGCTTGCGGCACTTGTTGCTGAATAATAATATGTTTTTGAGTACATAGTTGTTACGGCGCTATTTAGCAAAGCTTATGCCAAGAGCTTTTCCTAGGCAGAGTTAGGAAATGCCCTTAATAATTGAGACAATTTGTCTTACAGATTTTTCGTAAGTGAAGTTTTGTCTCGTAATCTTGCCCTGCTCATTTATCTTCCCAGCCTCAACAAGAGTAACAGCTTTCTCCATTGCAGCAATAGCCTGATCTTCATTGAAGTCATAGATGCATCCTTGATTGAAATCGCTGCCTTTATTAAAGAATGTTCCATCATAGGCTTCGATTTTAGCAGAAGGATTAACTAGAATTGAGTTCTGATCTGTGGCCCAGTCCTTATGGCTAGTAGCGTTAAGAACAACGCTCCACTTACCTAAACAAGTGGAATTAAAAGCTGGAAGACCCCAGCCTTCTGCGCCGCTCAGTCCGCTTAGATCAATATTACAAGAATTAATAATATCATTAACTTCTGAGTTCGTACTGACATAGGGTAGAACATTAATATTCCAAGCTAGGCCGCGATAACCCAAAATAATCTTCTTCATCAATTCGTGATTAAAAAATGGGTTAATAATCGAGCAGTTAAGCTGGAACTTGGGATTGTTCCCGAATCGCTTAGCCCACATTTTAACAATCTTATCAGTATGCTTCCGCTTCTCAAACTTACCCATTAGCAAGAATGAGATCTTGTCTGGCATGTATGTCTTCTTTGTTTCGAAGAAGTCTTCGTCAAAACCAAGAGGGGTAGAATACGCCTTGCCAAGATTAGCGTTAGCAAAACACCTAGATGCGTGCGAACTAGAGAAGATCACCGCATCTTGAGAACCAACTATTGCATTTTCCGCAACAGTTGGCTGATCAAGTTCGTAAAAGGTATAAAGAACCTGTTTTGGACAGATCCTCTTTTCGGCTCCATTAATGTGCCAAAGCTTAAGACTTACCGCATCCTTTGATAAGGACGAGTATCGATTAGAGATAATCGACTGAACCCAAGCGGAAAAATCCTTGTCCATTTTATCGAATGCGGAAGTTTTAACTTCCCCGATAGGGAACATAGAGATTTTAAAGCTTGGATCAGAAATCGAAAGCTTATAGAACTCCTTTAGGAAGTTGTAACAAACATTCCCAAAGGAAACTTGGTTTAATGGAGCTTCAAAGACGATCTTCATTACATTGGTACTTCGTCGTCCTCAAGAGGAGCAGGCTTCTGAGGCTTTGAATAGGCTGGAGCCTTGGCAGCTGGCTTTGCAGCTTGTTTTACTGCTGGGCGTTGAGCAGTCTCATCTTGCTCTTCACCGTCTTGAGCAGTATCCTTCTTTTTGCCCCCAACAAAATTTACTCGGTCCGCGACGACCAGAATCTTGGACTGCTTCTTTCCGTCCTTCTCCCAAGAGTCCTGCTTCAGACGGCCAACTACAGAAACCGCGCTACCCTTCTTTACGTAGGTTGTAACAAAGTCCGCCTGCTTTTCCCAAGTATCAACGTCGATATAAACAACGTCCTTATCATTGATTGGGTTATTAACGGCGAGACGAAAAGTGGCAATTGCCTTGCCAGTTTGAGTGCTGCGCGACTCTGGGTCGGCAACCACATTTCCTGCTAATACGATTGAGTTAATCATGTGATTTATAAAATTTCTTCTTCAGTTTTTTTAACGTAGAGTTATGAATATTAATGCATCCCTGTATCGAAAGGTTAATCTCTTTTGCTATCTTACGCCAAGGAACGATCTTTCTTTTGCCATCGACCGAAACATAGCGCATCTTGAAAATTTTTACAACGCGAGAATCTTCACTATCTTCTATATATTTAAATACTTTATTTAATGTATCGCTTTCAATCTTTTGAATAGACTCTGAGCTTTCGAACTCGCAGTCAAAATTATCATCAAGCGGGCAATGGCTCTTCTTGTTTGCCGCATTCAAGCATAACCAGCGAGTGTGGTTGCCAAGATATGTTGAGAATTTGATGTTGCGACTCTCATCAAAGTTTTGAATTGCGTCGTAGATATGAGACTCCTTGCTATCAAGTAGGTCGTTAATATTATCGATAGCGATTGAACGAGGAGCGTAACTATGAACCATTTGAAGGTAGATCCCAGAATGACGGTTTACAATCTCCTGAAAACAGGAGCTATCTCCGTGATCTCTGACCTTTTCAATCAGAGATAAGTCATCCATCTTTTCTGGGACAAGCTTCATGCTCCGGTGCTACCAAATCCGCCTAAACCTCTTTGGCTTTCATCCAGCGAATCAGTTTGATGAGCAGAAAGGTTAAAGCTTGGCATAAACAGTAGTTGCCCAATCTTGTCTCCCTTTTGGTAAATTAAAGATTTCTTTGTCAGCTTCTTGCCCAAGAAACGGAAGCGCAGCTTGATAGAATTGCGATACCCAGCATCAATTACTCCAACCGAGTTTGCTAGCGAAAGCTCGTACTTGCTGATGCTTGAGCGAGGAAACACAAGGGTAAAAAAACCATCTGGGGGCTGAATCGTAACTCCAGTGTCATACTCGACATACAAAACCGTTTTGTTCGAATCGTCAGTAAACACGATCTGGGCCTCAGACGAGGCTACGAGATCCCAACCGACATTGCCTTTTGCTGGGGTAAGCAAGTTGTTTTCGTGACCGTTTTTGAGAATTTTGAAGGCGAGGTTTTGGCTCATTGGACAGACTGTGCCACCAATCGTAGTTCTCGTCAATAGTTTTTCCAAAGATTTTTGCGCGGAGCGCATAAAAAACCGAAGGTTTTTTATATATCGAAAGGGAGGGGGATAAAGGGATAGTGGGTTGGGGGATAATAGGGGGGGAGTCTGAGGGGGGGAAAGAAGGGGGAAGGGAGAAAGGGTTAAGGGGGAGGGAAAACCAAAATCGGGTGTAAAATTTTAGATGAGAAATCAGGCCAAAAACATCTACTTTTTCCTCGCAGGATTGCTGCTTGGATTGGGGTCTGTATTTTTATCTCGGACTGCCGAGAAGTTCTATCATAAGTACAACCCAATCAACGAGTCACAACCAATTCGCAGGCTTGGCCGAAACAATATTAATTCTTGGTTTCAAGACGGTCTTCTTTTTTTAAAAACCTCTCCCAAAACTGAAAGTATTAGCCAATCTTATAGCACAGACTACCTCAAAGAAACTCTTCTTAACACCGGACTATCAACAAATGTTGATGTGATCTTTAGAGACAAGCATTACAGCTTCTCCACTCTTTCTTGGTTTAACAAATACGTAACGTGGTGGATCACGATGGTAATCGATCACGATATTTATTTTGTAGCAAACTCCTTTGATTGCGACAATTTTAGTGATTTTTTTATGGTCGCTTATAGCTTTTCGAATTATAATTTGAACAGCAACTTGGCGTCGCAGCTTGCTTGTGGAACCGTTATAGTTGAGCAGCTTGAAGAGTTTGGCGGGATTCAATATGGAAACGGCATATGGCATTCCCTGAATATTGTTTGGCTGGACGAAGGCTGGTTTGTAATCGAGCCGCAAAACGGAGCTTACATAAGTTTAGCTTCTTATCCAAACAAAAAGAACATAAAAGCGATAATCTTTTAGTGTAAATAACAATACTATGGAACTTGATTTTTCTGAAAAGATCTTGGCTAGAAAAAGATCTGGCCCAAGAAGCGCAGCTCAAACACCGGCTAAACCAGAGGACAGGCTGAAGGGATCTCCAAAAAATAAACCCGGTTCTGCTGGCACATCCCCAGACGCCAAAGAAAAAGCCGAAAAAGCACTTAAAAGAAAAGACGATAAAAAAGTAGTAAAAGCCGCTATCACTTTCAGCGAAAAAGTCACAGAAGCTTTAAGAAAAAAAGTACAAGAGCATAATAAAAAATACTCAAAGAAAGTAACCCTTTCTCAGCTAAAAAAAGTATACAGAAGAGGTGCAGGAGCCTTCTCTGCATCTAGCAGACCTGGTAAAAGTCGCGGTCAATGGGCAATGGCTCGCGTAAACATGTTTTTGAAAATGATGGCTGGCGGCAAAGTTAAAGATGCGTACAGAGCCGCCGATCAAGATATAGCAAAAGCGGATAGCTATGAAATGAAAAGCATCACAGACGAATCAACAGCGTCAATTGATTTCGAAGATGTGGAATTAATCATAGCCTCATTTGACCTTTCAAATTCAAACATTTCTACTAAAGAAATGAACGAAGTATATGAACCACAAGACGAACAAGAATAATATGGAACTAGACTTTTCAAAACAAATATCGGAAATTTCAAAATCTGGACTTTGGGACAATATTAGAAAAAAGAAGCAAAGAATGGGCAAAAACTATCGCGCAGCCAAGCCCGGTTCTCCTGAGCGCCCAAGCAAACAAGCTTGGGAAAAAGCTCAGGCATCTATTGAGCTTACATACACAGAAGCAGAAAAGAAAACTCTTAATAAACCGTTCCGACTTCCTTCTGGCTCAAAAAAGAAATTCGGCGTATATGTAAAGAATCCCAAGGGCAATGTTGTCATGGTTAAGTTTGGTGATCCAAATATGGAGATCAAACGTGATGATCCAGATCGCCGCAAGAATTTCCGCGCACGCCACCAATGCGACTCCAACCCCGGTCCTAAATGGAAAGCTCGCTACTGGTCTTGCAGAATGTGGGAGGGTGGCAAATCAGTTACTCAGGTGACTAAAGGATCACTTGAAGAAGATCTATACGAGCAGCAAATGCTGATGCAGGAAAACCCAGAACTCAATAACGTAGAGGAAGTTGAAGATCCAGAAGAGGAGATGATGGATTATTCTAAAGAAGCCGCAGAAATGGCTTACTCAAACCTTATGGCTATCAAGAGAAATGCTTTGATGATCGAAGCTCTTGTTAATTCATCTGAAGAAGTTAAGATGGAGCTTGGAGAGTCTTGGTTGGGCGGCAAGCTGGTTATTTGTGACGACTATCTTAATTCTGTTGCTAAGTATTTAAGTTCAGAACAAGAATAATAATTAATTTGTAGAATTTATCAACCCGCACTCTAGGATTAGGGTGCGGGTTTATGATTTGTGGCAAAACTCTTACCGTTTTAACTGTAGCTTGGGGGAAAGAACTGCCCCTAGCAGAAAAGGTTTTGAATCATTGCGCGACTTGTTTCCCAAGCTTTGATTCTGTTGTTTTGTATAAAGAAATAGATAACCTTTTAGACTATAACAAGTTTATGGTCGAAGGGCTCAGTAGTATTATAAATACTGATTTTGTTTTGATCGTTCAACCTGATGGTTTTATTATAAACTCCAATCTGTGGCAGGACAAGTTCTTGGAATATGATTATATTGGCGCGCCTTGGCCTTGGCACGGCGTATGTGGAAACGGAGGCTTCTCTTTAAGAAGCAAACGATTCTTAGATCTAAGCTCTCGGTTGAAATACGACCATAGACATGAAGAATATGATTTTTGCCCAGAAGATAACTTTCTATGCTTAGAAAAATACAATAGAAATTATTTTCTACAAAATCAAATAAAATTCGCAGATATTAAAACATCTATCGAGTTCTCTTTTGAGCATCCGATCAAAGAGTATCCAGATCATAAATTATTTAACTCGTTTGGTTTTCACGGTAAACATTTAATTCAAAATTGATGAAAGTTTTAATTTTTAACCACCATCCAGATTGCTCCTTGTACATGTGGAGAGCAATGAAGGAGATCGGACTAGAGGTAGATTTCGCAACCGAAGATCTGACAATGAAAGTTGGATTCCCTCATTCAAGTACAAAAAACAATAAATTTGAGGTGGTTAATCGACTATATTCTCCAGAAGAATTTAACCCAGAGTTTAAAAATGTAAGCTTTACCGACAAGATAAGTCACGATCTATACTTATCTATTCAGCCAGAGGTGGTTAATATATTTGGGCCGTATGCCTACTGGGACGCTCAAATGCAATATTTTCTAAGAAACTTTGGACACATAAACGTCAGAAAAAGCTGCAATCATCCTGACGCGCAGAAATTTGGATTCAAATTTTGTGCAAACTGGATTCCAAATCAAAATTATAATCTAGATAACCCAAAGCTGATAACCCAGCTAATTACTCAGCATCAACTAGTTCAAGAAACTGAAGAACTAATTAAGCTACAGGATAGCGGCTATCCAGTCGTTATCGCTGGTGGAGACAATTGTAAAAATGGCTTCATCAGAGATACTGAAATCCTACCAAAGACAAGTATGCTTGTTCATAATAAGCAATTTGGAATAAACTGCTATGCTGTTTGCAAGGCTTTAGATTTAGGTATTCCAGTCTATATGAGCAAGGCTACAAAGCAAATTATTGGGTTTGACGATCTACCAGATAGCCTCTTTCTTTTTAAGGAAGAGCTTTCGATTCTTGACGCTTATAACCAATCATTAAATATCAATAGGAAAACTATACAAGACACGTATAGATCAATTTATACCTTAGATAGAACAGTATCAACATTAAAGGAATGCTTAAAATGATAGAAAACGAATTTAACAATTTCGTATTTTAAATATGAAGATCTTTGATGGATTCATGTTTTTTAATGAGCTAGACCTTTTGGAAATAAGGCTAGAAGAGCTTTATGACGACGTAGATTTTTTTATTATCTCTGAGTCAACCAAAACCCACCAAAATAAAGACAAACCGCTTTATTTTATCGAAAATAAAAATAGATTTGAAAGATTTTTACCGAAAATAATTCATCACACTTTTGATCCAAAAATATTTCCATATCCTTGGTATATAGAAAACGAGCAAAGAAACGAGTTAAAGAAAGCAGGGTTTGAAATGGCAGATGACGACCTGTTCCTGCTTTCTGACGGAGACGAGATCGTAAGCTCAGACTGCGTTAAGTTTATAAGGCAGAACCACAGCTTATTCCTTGAGCCTTGCACCTGTGTAATGCAGATGTCTTATTACTATATAAATACCGTAATAGATTATCCACTTGATCATAAAAACTGGAAAGGGACAGTTATTCTTCCAAAGTCTTATTTTTTAAGTAGGAATTTAAATGATTGGAGAGCGCTAAAGGATTCTCTTAGAACATTAAACAATGCGGGTTGGCACTTTTCTTTTGTTGGAGGTGCTGAAAAAGTTAAAACAAAAATTGAGTCATACGCCCATTCTGAATTCAATAACGACAATTTTAAATCTGAGCAGATCATAAAGCAAAGGCTCGATTCGCTGGAAGACCCGCTTGGAAGAGCGTCTTTTAAAATCAAACACGAAATAGATTTTAATAAATTTCCAAAATCTTCTTTGAAATTTAATAATTTATTCTTTAATAATATCAAATGAAAATTTGTATTCATTCTAATCAATTTGATGGGCGAGGCACTGGCAAAACACCATATGATTATGGCGTTGCGATAAGAAACATTCTTGGCCATGATGTTTGTTATATGGTGTCTTCTCAAAGCAAAAACGAAGGTCTTCATAGAATAAAAAAAGAATTTCCAGTATATATGTATGATGGGAAGGTTGACGTTAACCCATCTAACGAAGTTAGGGGCCAAATCGAAAAGCTGGTAGACGAGAATCGAATTGATTTTATTCACATGCTCAAGTTCGGTACGAACGACAATATAACGCCATCCAATTGTAAATCTGGAATACATTATGTATTTGATGGCTCCAGCCCCCACGGAAGCTCTTACGCAGCAGTTTCTGAAAACTTGGCGAGAAAGTTCAAGAAGACAGATTATGTTCCGCATATCATTCATAAGGTTTCGCCGCAAAAGAACCTGAGAAAAGATTTGAATATTCCAGATGATGCTTTTATTGTCGGCAGACACGGCGGAGAAGAAACTTTTGATCTTGGCTTCGTTCATCAAGCTATCTCGTTTTCTTTGCAAAAGCGCAGCAATTTATATTTTGTTTTCTTGTCAACTAAGAAATTTATAGAGCACGAAAGAGTTATTTATTTAGACTGGATTGCAGACGAACAGGGGATATACGATTTTATCCATTCTTGCGACGTAATGCTTCACGGACGCTCAAACGGCGAAACGTTTGGACTTTCCGTAGGAGAGTTTTCAGCTTGCAATAAGCCAGTTATGACTTGGACAGGCGCTGGTTATCATTTTTACGATACCGCACATATTGATCATCTTGGAAAAAACGCTTTACTCTACAGGGATGCTAACGACGTAGCGAGTTATCTGTTGGGCTTGGAAAGATCTCATATTTTAAATAAAAATTGGGATATGTTTACAGATACATTTAGCGACCGTAACGTAATAAACCTTTATGAAAAAGTGTTTTTGAAATGAAAAATTATATATTTTACCATTGCACTACGATAAATGATTTTTATGAAAGATTTTTAAAAACATTTTCTAAAATCGAAAGCTCTGGTTTAATAAATAACTTAGAAAAGTTTTTTGTATTCGTTAATGGAAGTACTGAAAAAAATCTACTTCTTCACGATAAAATAAATTTAATAAACTATAGCCTTCATCCAAACGAGTCTAAAACAATAAACCAATTAAGAAACTTCTGTATTGATAATAAAGATTGCAATATTTTATATCTTCATTGCAAAGGCGTTACGAAGCAGGGTAATCAAAATGTCCAGTCTTGGATTGAGATGATGGAGTATTTTCTTATAGAGAGGCACGAAAGATGCATCGCAGATCTTTCTAATTTTGACGCCCTTGGAACTAATTTCGGAGGATCTCCTCCACATTTTTCTGGTAATTTTTGGTGGGCCACATCAAATTATATATCGAAACTCAATCAGTGCGAAGACAGTTACTATGCCCCAGAAATGTGGGTTCTTAGCAAATATGATGTAAATAAAATAAAATGTTATTTCAAAACATCAAAGGATCTTTATTATCAAAGTCTACAAAAACAAGAATATGAATATTAACGAAATCAAGGAATATATTTTAAATCAGGGCTCTGACTGCACTAATACCTTTGGTGGTAGATATCAGGGTGGTATTTTTTTACAGCAAAACCCAGATGAAATTTCTCAAGTGCTCTCTTATATCATAGAGAATAAATATAAAACAGAATCAATGCTTGAGGTCGGCTCTGCTTCTGGGGCTAATTCAAAAGTTTTTTGTGAAATTCTTGGCATAAAGGATTTATTTATTGTAGATAATAACCTACATTCAAGACACGTATGCAGACCAGAAAACTTGGCTAAGATTAATTATAAAGAATACGTTGGAGATTCGCAGACAAAAGAAGCTTCTGACTGGCTTTTGTCATTTAATAAAAAGTTTGACATTGTATACATTGATGCCGACCACTCTTATCAAGGAGTAAAAAACGACGTTAACAACTATTTACAATTTGTAAAAGACGATGGGCTAATGCTTTTCCACGATTCAATGTGCTGTGAAGGAGTCTATCGCTTGATCGAAGAGTACAAAAATATCAAACTAAAGGAAATTTTTTCTTCTAAGATCAGATGCGGAATTACAATTTGCTCAAAAATTGTTTAATTTAAAATGCAATACAATTGGCCATTAAACGTAGATAATTTTACTTTTCTTGACAGGCTAAAAATCTGTTGTTTTATTCTCAATAAGAATAACAGGTGGACTCAAGGAAATCTAGTTTATCAGTTTGAGTTGGCTATGGCAGATTTTGTGGGCAGCAAGTACGCGGTTTACTGCTCAAGTGGATCAACAGCAAATACAATGATCGCTATGTATCTTGCTGATAAAGAAAAAGATAAGAATATTGTAGTATTCCCGTCTACGACTTGGGCGACTTCGGTAAGTCCTTTTATCAGAGAAGACTTCCTTCCCAAGTTTATCGACGTTTCTCTTGAGGATCTTTGTATTAACTATGATCTTCTTGAAGACTTTGTTTCCAAAAACAAAGATAACATTGCCGCAATATTTCCAACAAGTCTTCTTGGCTTCGTGCCAGATATTGCCAGACTTAAAAATATCTCAGAAACTTATGGCGTCAGGCTGATGTTTGACAACTGCGAAAACACGTTCGGAACTTTTGAAGGTAAAAACGTTTCTTCTTTCGCTACATCGACGACAAGCACTTACTTTGGGCACCACCTTCAAAGCATAGAAGGTGGATTTGTATTTACAAATGATCTAGAAGAGTACGAATATTTCCTTATGCTAAGGAATCACGGAATGACCAGATCGGTTACAAATAACACCAAGTATGCCAACTTGGATGTTGATCCAAGATTCGACTTTTACTGCATTGGAAATAACTTCAGAAACTCTGAGATTCACGCCCTCACCGGACTGCTAGATCTTAAAAAAACCAATAAACATATTGAGACAAGAAAGACACTGTATTCTTTATTTGAAACGTATCTTTCCGATCTTTATTATTTACCGCCATTCGATGAGAAAAAGGAGCACGTAGCTTTTGCGCTGCCAATTATCCCGATTGAACAAGAGAAAAAGCAGGCCGCAATTAATTATTGCAATTCGAAAGGAATAGAAACAAGACCGATTATTTCTGGGAATCTATTAAGGCAAACTTGCTTTAAGCAGTTTGGCAGCTACGCCGATTATCAAAATAGCGAGTTCCTGCATCACAATGGATTCTATGTTGGCCTTCATACTAAACTTAAAGACTCTGACGTAAGAAATTTGGCTAAAGATCTTAATTCTATTTAAAATGTCAACAGAAAGAATCAATAAGATTAGCGAACTTTTGCTTGAAGAGATTTCTGAACGGTTTAATAAGGAGCCAATTCACTCTTCAGATATTGAGTTTAGCGAAAGCTTTGCCGAAATAATGGACAGATTTATCGTGCTTCATATCAGAATGTGGAAACTTGAAGACGCAATTGCCGACGCGAAAACAGACACAGAGGTCGCAGATCTGAAAAGGAAAGTAGATTACTGCTTCAAAGATCGCCGCCCAAAGTTGACAAAAGCGATTAATTCATACCTTGACGTTTATGTAAGTAAAAATAATATCAGAAAGTTTTCCGAAGAAAACGTTAAACTTTACAAGGGATTTACAAATTAAAATGAAAAAGGTAATCATTACTGGAGTCACTGGTCAAGATGGTAGTCATATGGCCGATTATCTTTTGGCTAACACTGACTTTCAAATTCTTGGTGCGGTTCGCAGACTAAGCGTGTCTAACCACAAAAATATCAGCCATATTTCTGATCCAAGATTTAAACTTATTGATCTTGATATCGCAGATCCAGAAAGTGTAAATAGTGCGATTATCAAAAATAAGCCGGATTATTTCATTAATCTGGCTGCAAATTCTTTTGTAGGAACAAGCTGGGAGATGCCTGTTAATCATATGCAAACAAATTGCATGGCAGTGCTTTATCAGCTTGAGGCTATCAGAAAGTTTGCTCCAAATTGCAGATATTATAACGCTGGTTCTTCAGAAGAATTTGGCGATGTGACTTTTAGCCCTCAGACTGAGTTTCATCCTCTTAGACCAAGAAGCCCATATGGTGCTTCTAAGGCTGCGGCAAGACAGGTAGTTAAGGTGTGGCGCGACTCTTACAACCTTTATGCCGTTCAGGGTTGGCTTTTTAATCACGAAGGCACTCGCAGAGGAATTGAGTTTGTGACCAGAAAAATTACAAAAGGGGTTGCATCTATTAAAAAAGCTATTGATTCAAACAATTTCATTCAAGCCGTAAAGCTTGGTAACCTTGATTCAAGAAGAGATTGGAGCGATGCTGAAGATTTTGTTCACGGAATTTGGTTGATGCTAAATCAGGAAAAGCCAAAGGATTACGTACTTTCTTCCGATGAGACACACACGGTTAGAGAGTTTGTTGAACTCTCATTTGCAGCGGCTGATATCGAAGGTCAATGGCTAGGCAAAAGAGGAACGACCGAGGAAGTGTTCATTAACAAAAACAGTAGACTTCCTATGGTCATGATTGATCCAAAGTTTTTCCGTCCAGCAGAAGTGGAACTTTTACTTGGCGATTCCACCACCGCCAGAAGCGAGCTTGGCTGGCAACCAAAAACAAGTTTCTTTCAGCTCGTAAAGAAAATGACACTGAATGATCTTGCTCAATGAATCATATTTTAAATTACTGCGTATTTAATGAATTTAATTATTCTAGATTAAATATTAAGAAAGATTTAAATGACGTAAATCTTTTTAGAAACGAAATTCACTGCTCCATCTCTAGGGATGGAGTTCGTGTTTTAAGAAAGTCAAATTGGATTGACGAGATAAGATTGAATTTCTTTATCCAGTTTACGAGCGCGACTATTAAGCAGTATAACTTATCCGATCTTAATTTTGAGGCTATTGTGAATTTTAACGATGGTCCACAAAACGATTCAAAAGAAACGCGACTTTGTTTCGCTCGCCCAAGAAATAGTCCGCACATCTGTATTCCAGATTCTCATTTGCCGCGAGTAGTTAGCATATGCAATCATATAGAAAGTATCGACACCCCACTTGAAGAAAAACTAGATAAGGCCGTGTTTTACGGCTCAGACACTGGTGCCAAGCACAATGGCTCAGTTCAAAGAATTAATCTTTGCAGAAGATACAGATACCATCCACGGGTAGATGCTAGGATAACAAATTTTGTTGAATTCCCATTTGAAGATGAGATTGCTGGGCCTTATACAAGTATTGCTGACCAATTAAAATATAAATATATTTTAAATATAAATGGCAACACCACTTCTTGGGAAAGATTGATTTGGGCTATGAAGTCAAATTCAGTTTGCATCTACGTGCGTCCACCATCTTATCAAGATGAGATTTCTTGGTATTACCATATGTTCGATATCCTTCAGGGAGTGATTTATGTCGATGAATACTCTATTCAAGAATTTATGGTCAAGATTGGCACCGATAAAAATTATATTCAATCAATTAAAAATTGCCAAAAATACTTGGCAAATATCCTTGACAAGCCCGATATACATACCGCATACTTTTCCGCAATCCTAAAATCTTACAACAGTCACTACAATGGAGGAGGCGATGTACAAAAACTCAGTTAAACTAATCGGTATCTATGGCGACGATCTTACTCACGCTTGTTCTGCTTGGACTTCAACCAGCCGCGATATCAACGAAGAAAAAAAGGGCCGAATCGGGGATCTGCTCAAGATGCTGGCCGAAAACGGTCATCACACCCCATTTGAAAAGTCATCACTCCACTTTTTGATTAAGACTGACATTGCTTCTCATATTCACCTTATCAAGCATAGGGTTGGGGTTTCCGTTAACGGAGAATCGGCAAGATACAAAGAAATCAAGGAGGATGATTTTCTAATCCCAGAAGATTGGCCTGATACTTGGAAAGATATCCTATCTACTCACACAGAGAGGGGGATGGATCTATACCATAAGTGCATAGATGATCTAGTTAAGAACTTTGGGTTCACTAGAAAACGGGCTAAGGAGTCTGCTCGATTCTTTCGGGGGTACAATACCCAGATCACTAGCGACGTAATGTTTAATTGGCGCTCATTTTATCACTTCTTAAATCTTCGTAATAAACAAGATGCGCAAGTAGAGATTCGCAACATTGCGAGTCAAATGCTAGAACTCGTAAAAGAAACTAACAAGTTCCCCCTTACAATACAAGCTTTCAAGCTTTAAGTGTAAATAGTGGTGTGACCACTGAACTCATAAGCCTGTTTGGCGGGGCCATAACAGGCTTTATTTTTAGAATAATTGCATTAAAGACAGAAGAGAGTAAGAACCGCTTTGACCGGATGATGAGCGCGATTGATAAGCAGGACGAATCTGCTGACAAAGCAGCGAATAGAGATGCTGATTTTGGCAAGGTAATCAGACGTATGATCGTGATGTCCGTAATATTCTCTATCGTAATATCGCCATTTGTGATGGCGATACTCGGAATTCCAACTTACTTAGAGGTAAGTTATCAAGATGGCGGTGGGCTTTTTGGACTTCTAGCAGATAAGACAAAAACCGCTTTTGTGGAAATATCTGGTAATTTAATTACTACTGAGATTAGACAGTGCCTGATAGCTATTACTGGATTTTATTTCGGATCTGCTGCCGCAGCAAATAAGTCTTAAAAGACTTGACAAGGTTGGGTATAGTCGGTGAAGCTAGGTTATGAAGCAAAGGATCAATAGGCGAAATTATATTAATAATTTTGTCAACATTCCTAAGAATGCTGGCAAAGAATTCTGGATCAAGGAGTTGGTCTTGTTCAAGAGACTTGAAGCTATCTACGGTATTGAGTTTCTTTCGCAATTCGTTCCTCCAGAAAAGATTGCATCTCTTGCAATGTTCTTTTCTGACTATGGCAAGAAAAAGCTTGAAAGCTACAAGAACCAATTTTACTATCGTCCAGAAGTAATCGAGCGCCCAGTAATCTCTGAAAAGGTTGGAGATGACGCTCAAATCAAAACTAAAAAAACACTTAGGGATTTTCTACAATGACCAAGAAGGCAAAAGAAGAACAGAAGGAAGATGGTATTTCATCCAAGAGTATTCTTGGAGATTTTTTAAAGTCTAACAAGGAAGACCACTATAATTTTGAAGAGCCTGTTAACTATAAGGTTTCAACAGGCTCTCTTAATCTAGATATGCAAACTGGTGGAGGTCTAGGACCGGGGCTCCATCGCTTCGTAGGATTTACCGAAGGCGGCAAGACTTCTGCATCGCTTGAGGTAATGCGAAACTTCCTCAATACCGTCCCAAACTCAAAAGGCTTTTATATCAAGGCTGAGGGTCGTCTGTCGCCAGAGATGCAAAAGAGAAGCGGAGTTAAGTTTGTGTTTGACGCATCCGAATGGGAAGATGGAACTTGCTTTGTTTTTGAATCAAATATCTACGAGACGGTTGTAGATGCCATGCGAAAACTCATTATGAATAATGATGAGAAGAATAAGTATATGTTTATTATTGATTCGGTTGACGGACTGATTGCAAAAAATGATATGGGTAAGACATTTGAGGAGTCAGTAAAGGTGGCAGGCGGCGCAGTAATTGCCGCTAATTTTATGAAGAAGATCTCAATCGCGCTTACCAAGCGCGGTCATATGGCGATTTTCATCTCCCAAGTAAGAAGCGATATCAAGCTTGACCCATACAGTTCAGCGCCAATTCGCCAAACATCAGCTACCGGCGGCAATGCGCTGCTCCACTTTGCTAATTTTATTTTCGAATTTGAAGCTCGCTTTGAGGGAGATGTTATTCTCAAAGACCCAAATATAAAGAAGCCAGATCCCGTAAAGAATCCAATCATTGGACACAATTGCAAGATTTATATCAAGAAGAGTCCAAACGAGAAAAGTAAGAACAGAGTAACATATCCAATTAAATATGGGCGCTCAAATGGTCGCTCAGTATGGCTTGAGAAGGAGATTGTCGATATGCTTCTTACTTGGGAGCTTGTGAGCCGTGCTGGCGCTTGGTATACGGTGTCAGAGGATCTGATTAAGATCGGCAAGGATATCGGAGTAGATATGCCAGAAAAGTTCCAAGGCGAAAATGCCGTATTCGAATTCGTTGAAGCCAACGAAAATCTAACCAAGACCCTGCACAAGTACTTCATTAATATTATAGCTGAGAATTCAGCGAATGAAGTTTAAGACCCTAAACGGCAAAGAGCGCTTTCTCAAGAACGCTAAAAAATATATAATTAATTGGGAAGCGAAGTCAAAGAGCAATATCCAGTGGAGAGTAAAGCAGTTTTTGCTCTCCTACTGGAAGTACGACGTTGTGTTTGAGGAAATTAGGGTCGTTGGAACTCGCCTGTCTCTTGACATTTATAATGCAAATAAAAAGATAGCGATAGAGGTTCAGGGCAAACAGCATCAGACTTACAACCCATACTTCCACGGTAACGACCGGCGAAAGTGGCTATCCCAGCTTCGCCGCGACGATTTAAAGCTGCAATTTTGCTTGACAAACGGGATAAAGCTGGTAGAAATCTACGAGACAGACCTTATCTGCAAAGAGACCTTCGAAAAACAAGGAGTCATTTTATAATGAGCGAATCCTCAAAGGATAAAGAATTTCTATTCCCACCAGAAATGGTGGAACAGATCTATGAACTCTCTGGCGGCGCAGAGAACTTCAAAGGTCTAATCTTGTGCGTTTGCACACAAAACGGCGTGCCTCAAATCTTCACTAGATTTGATTCTGTAGTTACTTCTCTTGGGCTTAAAAAAGCCCTTGAAGAATACCTGAACTCTGAAGAGATGGATGTTAGAGACGACGAAATCTAATGCTTTATTCACTAGAAGTAGAGAAGCAGCTTTTAGCTGGCCTCATCCAGCACCCAGACGCATACGCAGAGATCTGCGATTTCATTTCTGAGGCTGACTTTTATTCCGAAGAAACAGTAGTCCATAAAACGATCTACCATATTCTTCGCAAGTGCATGGAGGGCAACGAAAAGCTTGACGAGATTATTATTGCCCAGCGAATTAAGGAGATCGGAATATCCTTTGAGGATAATATTGATATCTTTGATTACCTCCGCTCGCTCGCCCTAAGAAAGACCAACAAATCCACCGCAGTTTCTGCGGCGAAAGAGATTAAAAAATACTCTATTCGCCGCACAATCCACAGGTCAGCCTTGGATGTTGCGGACAAGATGAAGAAGATCGCTCCTGACTCTTCTTATCAAAAGATTATTGAAGAAGCTGATGGAGCTTTTAATAAAATAATTAATATTTACGAAAACAATGAAGAAAAACCTGTCAACATCTTTGAGGAGATGGAGAATGTCATTGAGGAGCGCGGAAACAATCCAATCACTGAGTTTGGATTCATGGGTCCGTTTGCAACCGTCAATAAGGTCTATGGCTCTCTATTACGACCAGGCAATATTACCGTTATTGTCGCTAGGTCTGGCGTAGGCAAAACATTGCTTGCCCTAAACTACACTACAAAAGTCTCGGCTCAATACGATGTTCCTGTCTTGCATTTCGACAATGGCGAAATGAGCAAGGAGGAGGTTATTATGCGTCAATGCGCCGCCCTTAGTCATGTTCCAATGCACTTGCTTGAAACTGGACTTTGGCGCAAGGCTGGAGAAGATGTAGTTGAGAAGGTCCGCTCGACTTGGAATAAGATCAAGAATCTTAAGTTCTATTATTATAACGTCGGTGGGATGACCACCGATCAAATGATCAATAATCTTAAGCGTTTTTATTATTCAAAGATTGGTCGAGGCAACCCCTTGATCTTTAGTTTTGATTATATCAAACCCTCCGCAGATGCGGAAGGCGGAAAGCCAGAATGGCAAGTCATTGGCGATATGCTTAATAGGTTTAAAAAAACCCTTCAGCGTGATATCACTCAAGATCAAAAGCCAATGATCACAATGTTCACCTCTATTCAGTCCAATAGAAGCGGCATCACTACAAACCGAAATTCTGACGCGATCAATGACGATGAGGGCATCGTCTCAATGTCAGATAGAATTACGCATTATTGCTCGCATATGGCTATTCTACGGCCTAAGACTGCGGATGAGAGACAGGAAGAAGGCGCTATGTTTGGTTCTCACAAGCTAATCTTCGTCAAGAACCGCTTCCTTGGATCAGATGTGGCGGGGGCTGTCGAACTTGTCAGAATGCAAGACGGAACCTTGAAGAAGAACTTCATTAATCTTCAATTTGAGAATTTCGACATTAAGGAGCGAGGCGACCTAAGAGATATCGTAAATCAAGCGGATACTGGAGGAACAACACTGGAGCGTGCAAATGAGCAGGATGATGTCCCAGACTTCAACAATTGACCCAACTGTTCTTAAATCTTCTCTTGAATCCTTGGGATATCAATTGAAAGATTATGGCAACTATTGGAGAACTAGAGCTATTTATCGCGGTGGAGATAACTCCACGGCTTTAAAGATCTATAAAAATAGCGGAGTATGGACAGACTTTGCCGAGACAAGCTCAAAAAGCTATCCGTTTCAAAGGCTCGTCGAATTGACTTTAGATACCAAGGACTCGCATATTGTAAATAAATATGTAAAATTTGATCCACAGAATATTATTCATGTCGAGATAAAGGAAAAGATCGAAATGGAAAAGATATACCCAGAGGACATACTCAACAATCTTTTGCCAGAGCTTTCTTTTTATCAGAAAAAGTATATCAGCGAC